TTTCATTATGGTGTATATGCAAAACAAAAATGGCCAGAGAATTGGAAATCTAAACTAGTTGTATTTAATGAAACTGCGATGCAACATCCACTATCAGATACTGAAGTAAATATAATTACCAAACAACACGACAAAAAAGATTGGGGTTACAAATGCAATGATCAACCGATGTGTAGTTTATGCGATAAAAAATTATGTAAGTCTAGAAAGTTTGGTATTGGTCAAGAGATAGTATTTCCTAGTCTTACAGATCTACAAGTTGTTAACCTGGAAGAGCCATACTATTACATGAACGTAGATGGAGATAGATTGTATTTAGATTCTGCAAAACATTTAACAAACCAAACCATGTTTCAAGAAGAATGTGTAAAACAATTACGATTGAATCCACCAACATTAAAAACAAATGACTGGAAGAAACTTACAAACATGCTATTGAAGAATGCAGAGATTACAGAACCTGCAGAGGGTACAAGCACAAAAGATTTATTAAAAAATTATTTAGAAGACTATTGTTTAAACAGGATACAAAAAGACAAGATAGATGAAATAAAAACAGGTGGTACATTTACAGACGAAGGCTTTCACTATTTTGTTTTTGATAACTTCTACAATAAATTTTTACTGAGAAATCACTGGAAAGTTCCGTATCAAAGAACATCACAAATGCTACGTGACAACTTAAAATGTTTTACTAAGCGTGTTACAAAAGCAAAGATATCAGTCTTTGTGGTGCCACAGTTTGATAAAAAAGAAGACAACTACAAAGAAAAAAACTACGTAAAGACATATAATTACTAATGACACACATAATTTTTGGACCACCAGGCACGGGTAAAACAACAAAGTTGATTGAAAAAGTAGAGGGTTATTTAGAAAGAGGTGTTGAATCTGACAAAATAGGTTATTTTACATTTAGTAAAAATGCTACAGAAGAATCTCATAACAGAATGTTTAAAAATTTTGGTTTAACTTTTGATGACTTACCATATTTTAGAACACTACATTCTCTAGGTTTTAAACAACTAGAATATAAAAAAGAAAATGTCATGAAGAGTGAACATTATAAAGAGATAGGTAAAGTATGTGGAATAGAAGTTAAATATGCATCATGGAATGAGGATGAAGGTGGTATATTTAATTCTGATAGTCCACATCTATCTTTGATAGAACTTGCAAGATCAAAAAATATTTCAATAGAAGAACAATACAATAGAAACGAACATACTGATGACCTGGATAAGACAGAGGTTCTTAGGTTTGCAAAAGAAATAAATAATTACAAAAGAGATAGAAAGATGATTGATTTTGCTGACATGATAAATGAATTAGTTGTAGAACAAAAATTTCCTAAATTAAAAGTTGCCTTTATAGATGAAGCTCAAGATTTATCTATCATGCAATGGAAAGTTGTTGAAGGTATAAAGAACAATGCAGAGATGTTGTATGTAGCAGGTGATGATGATCAATGTATATATAAGTGGAGAGGAGCAAACGTAGAAAGTTTTTTAAATTTAAAAGGTAGTAAAGAAATACTTACAAAGTCTTACAGAGTTCCTAAAAAAGTTTTTAATCTTGCTGATAAAATTATAAACAGAATAGATAAAAAAAGAAGAGTTCAAAAAACATGGATGCCTACAGAGAAAGAAGGTTTGGTTCAACCTCACTTTGATATATCAGAAATAAATGTTTCAAGTGGAGAATGGTTGATACTAGGTAGAGATAGATGGAAGTTAGATGAATTTGAACAACACTTTCAAGACAATAATATATTTTACGAAAGATCTAAAAAACATAATCCATTACAAGATAAATTTGAAGCTATTGATTTGTATGAAAATAAACTAAAACAAGGTCAATACTTATCTTACGATGAATGCCATAGTGTAAAAAAGAAAATGTTAAACAAACATTGGACCAACAAAATGTTTAAAGCAATGGTTCCAAACAAAATGTACAACATGGATATGTTGAAAAAAGATTTTGGTTTAAATACAGATGAACGTTGGCAGGTGGCTTTGTCAAGAATAGGTGAGAACGACACTATTAAAATAGAAGATTTACTAAAAAAAGGAGAGAGTTTAATAAAAGGTGCAAGAATAAAACTTGCAACAATACATGGTGTAAAAGGTAATGAAAAACAAAATGTTGTATTACCTTTGTGTTTACCAAAAGCTTCTTTAGATGCTTATGAAAAAGATCCAACAGATGAACATCGTTTGATGTATGTAGGAGCAACGAGAGCAAAAGAATCGTTGCATATAATATATCCAAAAAAAGGAGGTTATGAAATATGACAAACAAAGATATATTTAAAGATGTGTTTCCACAAGACAAACAGATTGGCGGGAGTCATTACAAAACTTTTACCATACAACCATACGAGTTTATTTCTAAAAATGATCTTTCTTTTTTTCAAGGAAACGTTGTGAAATATGTTTGTAGATATTTAAATAAGAATGGTATAGAAGACTTAGAGAAGATAAAACACTATTGTGATTTGGAAATCAAAAAATTGAAAGACACAAAGAAGAAATGAAAACTATTTATAAACCACAAACTGAGTGGGTTCCACCAGAATCTTTTCCTGATCTGTCAAAGTATGATGAGATTGCAATTGACCTAGAGACAAAAGACCCTGATTTAAAAAACACGGGATCTGGTTCTGTTACAGGCAACGGACACATTGTTGGTATAGCTATTGCTGTGCATGATTGGTCTGGCTATTATCCTATCAGGCATGAAGGTGGTGGCAACATGGACCACGGAGCAGTCTCAAGATGGCTACAAGATGTATTAAAAACACCTGCAACTAAGGTGTTTCACAACGCTATGTACGATGTGTGTTTTTTAAGGGCTGAAAGGTATGAAATTAAAGGTGAAATTGTAGACACCATGATTGCTGGCTCTCTCGTGGACGAGAATCGCTTTCGTTACGATTTAGGTAGTTTGGGTCGGGATTACGTCGGAATCGGCAAAAATGAGGCTGTATTGAAGGAAACTGCAGCCACATGGGGCATAGATCCTAAGTCTGAGATGTATAAATTGCCTGCAATGTATGTTGGTGAGTATGCAGAACAAGATGCAGTGTTAACACTCAAGTTATGGCAAGAGATGAAGAAAGAAATTGTTACACAAGAACTAGCATCTATTTTTGATTTAGAGACACAACTATTTCCTTGCCTCGTTGATATGAGATTTTTAGGAGTTCGAGTAGATATAGAAGCAGCTCATAAATTAAAACAAGAATTAGTATCAGAAGAAAAAGCATGCTTAGAAAAAGTGTGGAAAGAAACAGGAGAAGAAGTTCAAATATGGGCTGCAAAGTCCATTGAAAGAGTTTTTCAAAAACTTTCTTTACCATATAGTAAAACTGAGAAAACTGGTGCACCATCATTTACTAAAAATTTTTTACAAAATCATCCTAACTCGATTGTTAATAGTATTGCTAAAGCTAGAGAAATAAACAAAGCTCATACAACCTTTATTGATACCATACTGAAACATGAACACAATGGCAGAATACATGCAGAGATAAATCAAATTAGATCTGACCAGGGTGGTACAGTGACAGGTAGGTTTAGTTATGCTAACCCAAACCTACAGCAAATTCCTGCACGGAACAAGGACCTCGGACCAAAGATCAGATCATTATTTATACCTGAAGAAGGCATGACATGGGGTTGTTTTGACTACTCGCAACAAGAACCAAGACTTGTTGTGCATTACGCAGAACTTGATAGACAGAATGGAAATATATCTGCTGAAGGATTGGAAGATGTATTAGAAGCCTACAATGATGGAGATGCAGACTTTCACACGATTGTAGCTGACATGGCTAACATACCTAGATCACAGGCAAAAACAATTAATCTTGGTTTGTTTTATGGTATGGGTAAAAATAAACTACAGGCGGAGTTAGGTTTAGATAAAGATGATGCAGATGAATTGTTTAACAAATACCATAGTAGGGTGCCTTTTGTAAAACAATTGATGTATAGTGTTATGGAGAGAGCACAAGATGCAGGGAGAATACGAACGGTTTTGGGACGTAGATGTAGATTTAATTTATGGGAGCCAAATGAATTTGGTATAAATAAGGCTTTGCCTTACGAAGATGCTTTAAGAGAATACGCATCAATAAGAAGAGCGTTTACATATAAAGCATTAAACAAACTAATACAAGGATCAGCAGCTGACATGACAAAGAAAGCAATGGTAGAGTTACACAAAGAAGGTATTGTGCCACACATACAGGTACATGATGAGTTAGATATATCAGTAAATAACAACTCAGATAAAATAAAAGAGATCATGGAAACAGCAGTAGAATTAAAAATACCCAACAAAGTAGACTATGAATCTGGACCAAACTGGGGTAATATAAAATGATCTATGGCTTATTTAAATGTAAACATACCACCGACTTATGCACAAATTAAAAGAGAATATTTATATGATCTTAAAAAACATCATGGAGAAGTTGAAGACTGTATTATCTTTGGTCTTAGCGCTCTTACAGGTCG